TCCGGGCCATTCGCTTGCGTTGCCGTATCGTTTACAAATTTATGGATAGAGGCGACGTTGTCGCTGGCGGTTTCCATTTGAGTTCTTGTTGCTGGGTCTGACATTAGTTACCTCATGAAAAGCCCCCTGAAAAGGGGCTCTGTAGTTTCTGTTTGTTATAGTTTTACTTAGACAGGCTCTCCGTCGAGCCCGATAACGCCGTTTATTTTGTCACTATCGTTTGCAAAGAATGCGTCTGAGTAGTTCGAGGCCGTGACTTTGTACGTCATTGCCCCCGCTCTCTTTACTGACGTGACAGTGAAAAGATCGCGATTAGCGTTAGTGTCTTTGACAAGATTAAATTTCGTCTTGGTGTTCTTTGAGCCGCTAACAACAAGAGCCTGGCTTGGCTCTGCTGTGAGAGTCAAAGTGAAGTTAGACGGCGAACCAGTGACCGCGATACTTTCAACGGTCTTGTCTGGGTGAAGAAGGAAACATGAGTAACTAGCCCCACTCTCTAAAGAAACTGACCGTGAGAGGGTTAAAGTCGTCCCGCTAATCGACTCCACGTCTCCGTCTTGAGTGTCTGGCCTGGTTTGATCGGCGACTTGTATTCTTTCCCCTCGGACAAGAGATCCCGCCTCTTCAACTGCCGTAAAGCTCGTAAAGCTGTTCTGAAATCTAATTTCATTCCATGCCCTATTAGCGTTAAAATGCGCCTGGAACTTGCCAACGATGCCACGGCTTTCAACTCGTTTGGGGTTTGTTAAGACAGTGCCCGCAGGCAATGATATTGTCGCAGGCTGATATTTGTCATCGCGGTAAACATACTCTACACCGTCATGACCGTTTTTATTCCCGCCCTTAAAGTCGATGGTTTGGGAACCTGGCAAAATGTTTCTATGGTTAAGCAGCATTGAGCTTAGCGTTTTCTTGCCCTTGAATATGGCCTTGATCTGGTGGCCTCTTCGGTACTCTAGGCAATTAGCGGCACCAAGCACTGTCGCCAATATATCAGCAAAAACCACATTGGACTTGCTAAAAGTCCCGTTGAATTCAGTAGCTGAAGAGTGGCCAAATGCAGCGCGGGCGAGGGCCACGGCTCCATAGATAGAGTCGTGGTCGACCTCCTCAATCGTTCTTCGCCCAAAGTGAGGGTCTGTCGCCAAGAAAGAAACTAGCTCGTCGACTTGGCTAGTAACAGACTTAGCTGTTGTAAATGTTGAGCCTGAGACCCTAGTTGGGATCTTTCGGCTAACCTCACAATTGAATAATAAGCCACGCTGAGAAGTCGCGACTTCTGTTGCCGCCGTCTTTAGAAAGACTGTAGTTAAGTTTCCGAAAGTAGTTTTCCCGTGCGGAGAAAAATAATAAATGTCTCTCAACTGAACATCTTCAACCACAGTTCCAGAGAAATCATAATCTTTGTCCGTCGTTCTCCAGACCCTAATGCTGTAATAACCGCCCGTTGATGGCGTGATTTTTAATGTGCCGGCAATCCGTCCTGTTGTCGTGGCTGAGCCATCTAAGATCACGGTCGTGTTAACGGCTGGTCCTGTCGAAGTTCCAGCGCTATCAACTGGCGTCAATTCTACATTAAACGCGACGCTTCGCTTTTTCTGCCTGCTCGTAGAGCTGGATTTCGCGTAAAGTCCATTTCTGGCAATTAGATTGATCGCAAATTGCTCGATAGATGCGTTGTCACAGAAGAATGGGCCAATAGGTTTGTTAATATTTACCACTAGGGTGCCACTCCTCGCAGGTGATGCCGTTAGGTAGCTTAGCCATGACCACCCCTCTTGAACCGACTCGGGTGAAGTAAAAGTGATAACCTTGTCTGAAACTGTAGCAACCGTGTAGGTGCCATTGAAAGCGGGAGTTCTCGTGCTAGTTGGGCTTACCTCTATTGCTATGGTTTTGTTGTAATGAGTTGTCTCGCTTATCGTGTGAGGGTCTACGTTATCGTAGCTGATTATGTCCTCGCCCGCTGAGTCAAGAGTTATCGCCGTAACTACTTTAAGCCCATCGTTCGAATAAACAATGTCAGGCTGCCCCTGCCCGCCTGGGCTTGTAGTCGTTGGGAATCCTGTAGTCGTGAACTCAGCGCCAACCCATAAATTAGGTGCCGCAAGTGAACCTGATGAGAACCTTATTTGCCTAAAACTTGTTCCAATGTGGATGTTGCCAACCTCAGCGGCGTAATCAAGCGAGCCGTCAATGACGTTCCCTGTGAAGCCTGGAAGTGTCAACTGAACAATGTCACCAACTTTATAGACATCATCCAGTGACACGTCGCTTGATGCGCCCAACGTCAGAATATTAGGGCTTGAAGGCGTTAAGTCTGCTGCTTGGCTTTTGTAATACTGTGAATTAGGGGCCTCTAAAAGCTGCCCGTTAACACCGCTGACTTTTTCAGTGACCTTTAGTGTCTCTGTTATCGCTGAGCCGACCCTGTACTGTGGCGTGTCTCCTGGCTTTGTGTTTGGCCCGTAGAATTCAGCTGTGGCCCCTTCAATTTCAGAAACTCTTGTTTCGCCTTCTTTTACCCATGAGGAATTGATATCAAATTCACCGACGCCCACACCAAGCCAGTTTAGTTGGAATTGCTGGTTGTTCTCGAAGAAGTCAAAAGGCAAGTTAAGCAAGTCAGGCTTTGAAAGGTCTGTGCCTAAGATATAGGGGATTTGACCGCCAGGCCGAGCCTTGTTTTCTCTATTTCCGAGCTGTCCGTTAGGGCTTGGGGCTTGCTCGTTCCCCTTTGCTATTAAGGAGCCTGCACCACCAGACGGTGTTAAGGCATACGTCAAAGCAACGGAAGCAACAGCCAGAATGATCGAACCCGCGATTATTGCGCCTGCGCTTTGTGGGTACGCAACGACAATAATTGTATTGTCGTAATTCTCCAAAGCAAGAACTGAGGAATCGTCAAAGGGGGTTACGTCTGTATCCTGAGAGACCACACCATTGTAAATTCTGGTCGCTTTCGGCCATTTCACAAAGTGGCTACGCAAGAATTCGCCAACATGCGGAACCAAGAATTTTTCACACAGCTCCTTATCAAGAGCGTCAGAATAAATCTTAATCTCTTTCACTGATAGAAACTCACTTTGTTGTAGCCACGCTTGACCATGCTTAGTTCTTGCCAGCGCGCGCCTGGTTCGCTTAAATGGCCAACAAGCCCTTCGCACCAAACGCCTATGTGTGATGGCTGGTATGGCTCCCTCTTGGGGTCTTTTCTTGTTCGGCTGAAGACAGCTAAGCAAACCCCACTTGGCTCATTTAACTTGGTCCAATTGGAGCGGAATACTCCTTCAATTCCTCTTGTTTCGAAAGAGTCACCTAAGCGGGCCGCTAGGTCTTCGCCCGTAAGGCATTCCCATACATCCCTGACCCAATGGAGGCAATTATAGCTCTCCAGGTCGTAGGCCTTGTCCAAGAAATCATCGCAATTCATATGAAGGCCTTTAGCGTCGGAAACCTGTCTAAAGTGTAAAGCTCGCCTGTCCTGTTCTTGTTCATGCTTGGAGCGTTAGCCTCAAGCGTTGCACCTTGTGCGTTCCGAGAGACACCAGTTACATACCTAACGACCACTTCTAAAGGAGCGGCTAAATTTGCACTTGAGTACAGCCTTAAAACCGCTTTGGGCAAAACGTCGGTAGTCCCTGCCGCAATCATTGCATCAATCTCAACAGGGATAATCTCGCCAAGATCCCCGAGTAATATTTTTATTGGTTGGTCTAGCTCGCCTGTAACAAGGTCGCCTTTTAGCTCAAATGGATAATGCTCAAAAACCTGGCTCGTAGAATCTTCGAGAGTCAAAGTGCCACCGCTTGGCATGTTTCGGACTAAATGGTATTCTTTTGACCAAGATGTGTGGCTGAGACTAAGGCTTTCAACAGCCACCTCTTCCGCCGCACCATTCAAGAAAAACTGCGCTAAACTCATAGAGCGTTAATCACAGACTGGATCGCGTCACACATCTCAGAAGCCCCTTGTCCAGTGTCTGCGTAGTAATGCTGATTAAACCATTCCTCTGTGCCGTCTTCTGTGGTGACAGCGGACGGATCGATAGGAATGACCTGGAGTGTCGCCCCGCAACCCATGTATTGACCCGCGAAGAGCTTTCCTCTTGTGAAGCTCCTGTTTACAAACCGACATTCATGCTCTGATAGGCCCGCCTGATCTGTTATCAAGTCCATCGTGAAAGAGAGAGCGCCGTGTTTTGTTGTCGTACGATAAAAGTTGAGTAAGTAATTGTAAGCGACTGGATCTCTTGGCTTCCAAGCGACGTTGATCGTGTAGACTGGCTTTGTTGTCTTCTGCCTTGCCCGAGAAAAACCCCCTTCAAGGGGCACTTCGTGAAGCATGTCGACCGCTCCAATTGAGTAGGAGTCTCTTTCCGGTGAGAGGGTGAGTTTAGCCATTAGCTAGCCGTCTTTTCTATTGCGAACGTGCCCTGAAGCTCTTGATTGAAAGAGGAGTATGAATTGCCCGCCTCTTCGGCCATCATGTCAGGCCCTCGTTCCACCAGGACTTGCTCAGCAATAACTCGCATTTCACCCGGGCTGCTTGACGGGGCTTGCCTGTACGTCATTGGAGAGCCTCGGTGCTCGATAACAAGTTTCAGCCCACCTTGATTAAGAGGCACTACAGCCCCTCTATTCATGGCCTCCAATGTGGCTCTATTTCTCTTGGTGCCTTGTGCGTTCACAGCGTACTCTTGCCCGTGGATCACGCCGGCAACTTTATTTGTCGCCATGTCACCGGAATAGCCCCCTATCTGGAAACCTTTCCCACTAACTGCTGTTAGGTTGCCAACGATTGAGGCACCCTGTGCCGCGATGATGGCGGCGTTTGCTATCTTCTGAGCCGGTGTGAATGCTGTAGGGTCGGCCAAAACCTCAGCGGCGGCTTGCTGAATCTTGATCAAAGACTGCGCAATAGCAAATCCCTTTGACACAGCAAACATTGCTTTGTAGATCCCAGACTGCTCGTCAGCGAAGCCCTTGGCAATGTCAGAAAGACTAGAGAACGTTAACTCAGCGTTACTAAGAATACCGGCCTGGCGAGAGCGTTCTAGCTCATCCAGTCGCTTAGCTGCGTTATAATTGATCTGATAAATGAGCTCAGCGGCTTCTTCTTCTGCGATAACGCGAAGCGCCAGAGCTTCTTTGACCGTCTCCGTCTGGCTTGTCTTGTCGCCCCAGGCGTCCGCGACCTCACTGTCACCACCAAGAGCTATATCAAGGCTGGCAAGTGACACTTGCGCGTCTCTGCGCTTTTCTGCCTCTTGGGTGAGAATGTCCGTCTTTTTCTTTTCCGTCAGCTCGAAAGCCAGTAGCCGAGATGTGGCTTTGTCGGCCTCACTCAGCGCCAAACCGTCAATTCGCTCAAGCTGCCTTTGGTATTCAGCATCCGCCACCGCTGAACGATCCCCTGACGCCTTCAGATGGGCTAGCGTGAGTTGCTCTAAGAATCGTTGGGCGGCGTCGTGTTCCTGTCCCGCTTTTCTAGCCAACAGGTCGGATGCGGCGATCTTCTTCCTGTTTAAACGGTCAAGTTCATTGGCTTCTTTTTTCTGGGCTCTCGTTCGAGCTTCTGTAGCCTTCTCGTCGAACTTCTTGTTTATCGACGCCAAGATTACGCCATGCGCCTGAGTTGCCTCTGTGAGTTCCTCTTGTGAACTTTCGGCCTTCTTCATGATCTCGCTTGCCTGCTCAAAATCACGGTTTGCACGCTCAAGCGCCCTGCCTCTGTCGTCCAGGGTTGACAGGAACGCCGTTTGCACGAGCTCGCCCAGTGCGTCTTGAGCAGCGTTCCTTACCTTAACCATGGCGATCTCTCCGGCGTTCCCGAAGCTCGTCATTTCGCCCTCTAGCTTAAGTATGTTGCTAAGCATTTCCTGCGCTACGGGGTTAAGAGAGCCGAGCTCATGCTTTGCCCCCTCAAGGGCCTTGCGCATCTCCACAACAGCACTGGTCTTTTCCTCAAACGTATCGACCGTCTTTGCTTTAGCCATGCTGACATAAAGCTGGTCTACTGCTGTTTTCGTGAGACCGGTCTCTTCCCGCATGTCGGTGATTGTGTGGTTGATCTTCCCCAGTTCGGCGGCACCAAATTTAAAAGTAGTCATCCCGCCCATGCGCTCTAGAAGCTCTAGTGTTACTTCTGTTTCCTGGCCCATAAACCGCACCTGGGAGGTAACGGAGCCGAAGCTCTTTTCGATGACTGACAGGCTGCTATCAACCGCTCGATAAACTTCATCTTTTGCCAACCGTTCGCGAGCCGCTACCAAATCCGTTACAGCAGCTGATTCCACACCGTATTGTCTCACGACCGCCTCACTGCCCTGGACAGTCAGCGACAGTATTTTTTGAAGCCTGCTATTAGCCGATCCTAGATCAGTGACCACATCCGCTAGATCTTGGGTTTCATCGACCGCTTCGCCTGATGCGTCGGACATCGAAAAGAGCATCGAGACTAATGGGATACCTACAGCTGCTGCTGCACCAAGAGCGGCACCCAGGGGCCCAAACACCATAAGCAGCTGCGGCAGCTGCTGGCTAGCGACTCTTGCCGCATCGGTCCCCATCTCCAGTTGAACGGCCATATCGGCAAACTGGTTAGATGTGTTTTGTATGATGAACCTATTGTTGCGCCCGCCAGCAGCGGCAAACATGCGGCCGAACTGCTTGCTCGCTAGCCCCGCTTGCTCGCCAGTAGCAAGAAAACGCCCTCCAAGAATCTCCAGCTGGCTATTATATGTAGATTGGCTAATGACGCCGAATTTCAGAGCTTTATTCAAATCATTTAGCTCTCTTTCATACCTCATGGACGAGGCGAAAATTGGATCCCATTTGGCTTGAAGATCATGCAAGGCTTTGCCCATCGACACAGAGCTGCTGACAACATCTTTAGAATAATTTCTTGTAACGCCGGTAGCCTTGTTAACTCTTGTCGCAAGCGCCCCGAAACTAGCGCTAGCTCCATCAACGCCCTTCTTTGCCATTTTCTCGAAGTCTATGGCAGCCGCCCCCATAGACTCAAACTCACGTCGCACGACAGCTCCGCCTTGTCGAGCCTGGGAGGGGTCAACAGCTACGCCAATTGTCTTTATTGTCATGTTTTCAGAGTGTCCAGGTAGGTTGATTCCATAGCGCGTATAACTGCCTTGAATGCCCGTTGCTCTCGTTGGCATTCAATTTTATGAAATTGCATCATTGTTACTAATGAAGTGAATTTAAGTGGTGGCGCGGCCTGTAGTTCGGGGAAAAGATCCCAGAAGCATTCCCAATAGAAATACAAGGAAGGCCAGAG